TCTCGTTTACTTCTTTGTTTTCATCGGTAACTTCTTGGCTATTGGATTCGACCCGTACTTCACCGTCCACTTCTTGGCTATCTCCGGTTCGTTTGCCCACAGAAACCTCCTCTGTTTCTCGCTCTTGAATGGCATTTTCTTCTTGTTTTTTAGGTTCTTTGTCAATGTTAATTTTATAAACTCCATCGTCTTGAAGTCCATATTCTTTATCTACTTCACCTGATTCAACCGCTTTTTCAAGTACTGCTACTTCTTTTTCTTGAGGAGTTACTACAACATCCTCACTTCCGTTTACAACCTTTACTTCAACTTTTTCTTCTGTATTGTTTTCCATAATTTTATAAAATATAATAGTTTTTTAAATTTTAAGATGCTTCAAATCTTCCCATATCAAAGCCACCTAAGGTATCATTACCTGCTGATTCAAAATCTTTAGTGGGATTGTCAGTATTAGGAGCTCCACTAATTCTACCTTCTACTTTCATAGCTTCTTTTGTTAAAGCTGTAGCATTGCTTTTTTCAGCAAGTTCCATTTGTGATTTTAATTCTAATTCTTTTAATTGAACATTTAAATTAAATTCATATTGCATTAATTCTTTTTTAGACCTAGTTTCAAGTTCCATTTTTTTAATTTCAAACTCTACATCAGCTTTTCTATATTGAATTTTTGAATCTGTTTTAACTTGTTCAGCATCTGCTTTAGCTGCTTCAACTTCTATTTGAGCTTGGCCTTGCGCTTGAGCTTGAGCTGCACTAGCTGCTTGAGCTTGAGCTTGATCAGCTTTTTGTTTAGCTACTCTTCTGTATTTTAATAATTGATTAGCTAGTTTAACGTTTTTAACTTCTCGTATATCAATAGCATCTTCTAAAAATATATCTCCTTTAGATAAGGCCATTTGTATGTTAGCTTCTAACAAAGCTTTCTCATCTTCATCAGGTTCTAACTCAAGAAATATACCAAAATCATGAAGATTTAAATTTTTAACTTCTTCTAATGAACCTACTGAAAACTGACCAATAGATCCAATTAAAGCTTCTTTAGTTGGATGAAATTCTAAAACATCTTTAAACCTTAATGATATTGCTTCAGCTAATGAAGTTGTTATAAACATGCTACTATATAGTATATGTCTAGTGGCAACATTACTATTAGCTGCTGCTAGTTTTTGAACTCCTACAAGTGAATTAGGATCTGGATCAGAACCATCTCTAGCTTCATTTAAACCAGTTACATCTCTCATCATTTGAATATACTGATTATAAGCTCCTATTAAAACCTGAACTTGTTCTCCACCACTTCCAGGAAGTTCTTGTATTGGAATTCTTCCAGCATTTTGATCACCTTCTACAGTTAAAGATCTACCTATAATAGAACCTGTTTGAAAGTACATGTTTAATGCTTCTTGAGGATTGTAATTATTTCCATTACCTAAATCTATTTCAGCTAAACCGTCAGCATCTAAATAAACACCTGAAGGCGTCATCCTTTGTAATGCTTGTTGTAATTTTAAATGTGTCAACTGAATTAAATCAGCATAAGGAGTCATTTTAGCAACTAAAGAATTTATATTACCTTTGTACATTCTAGGCGCACTGGCAACATAATTCATCATAACTTTATTTAAGTTAGCATTGGGCCTTACCATGTTAGTTGCCTTTTTCCACTTTAAAAGCTGTTGAGTTCCCAATATTAATACGCCCTCATATATAACTTCTCTAGTTTGCTTTACTTTAGCAAATCTAACAGAGTCTTCAGGTGGATCAAAAGAATCATCTTTTTCAATAGCCTTAGAACCTCCAGTTGATACTTCTTTTATTTTATAAACATCATGTTCCCAAGTTTTCCAATTAAAATACAAAACTGTTAACGTATTATTTTGAGACAACGAGTCATTAACTTGATTATCTTGAGGACTGTATGTATTGTAAGTGTTCCAATTAGAACCTTCTTTAACAAATTCTGATATTTCTTCATTTGATAAATCAGGAAACTCTTTTTTTAATTCGTTAACTTTTATATTTTTAACTTCACCAAAATAATAACAGTCTTCGAAGTTAGGATCATCAGTATAAGACCAAACTAAATTAGCTGGATCTACGTAGTCTACAACAACTCCATCAGTATTATTAAAACCGTGTTTAGCACAACCAATACCTATTGTTGTTATATCATAATCAATTCTTCTTTTAGTATCATCATATCTATTAGACATGAATATATTTTCAATAGCTTGCTCTTCAGCTAATTCTATACCTTGCTTGTAATTAAGTTGCATGTAAAGCTCTAGCTCCTCAGTATTAGCAGGCAATTCGTTAACAGCAAAATTACGAGCTGATACTCCTAGTTTAGTTTCTATATCTAAAAGAAGTTGAGCAGTGTTAAGATCCTGCTGAACGTCATTTACAAATTTAGTTCTTTTACCTGTAGATAAAGGGTCTTGACCTATAGCTTTTATAGTAAAACTTCTATCTTGCATACCATTAACAACAATATCTACAAATTTAGGAACTATGGGTACTGGCTTCCAGTCTAAATTTAAATAAGACAGATCTCCGTTTATAGCAAATTCATCTTTATATTTTCTTATAGACTGCTCACCACGAGCATACAACCTTAATCTATGGCACTCTTCTCTAGAATTATAAAATCTACTAACCCCATTGTTGTCTTTATTAAACCACTCTTGTTCAATAGCTCTACCAACCGATAGACCATACTCTTGAGTCTTTTTAACGGAGTCAGACACTGCTTGACTAGGGAATGCGTAATTTTTCGCTTTTATTTTTGCCATATTTATTTTATTATCTCACTTCTTGATCCTTCATTTTTATATTTTGAAAATGAAAAATCAAGTTTTTTAACTACTCTTTCAGCCCTTGGGCGATATAAATGTTTACGACACGCCATTATAGCTAACCCGCTACTTATAGATGCATCATATGCTGTTCTTTTTGATATGTCAAACTTAGCCCAGTCTTCTAATGTTCTTTGAAAAAACATATCTCCATGGTTTTCGTCTTTAGCACCAACGTATTCTTCTATATATGATTCAATAGCAGCAGCATGCGCTTGCTTTATGTCTTCTGAAGAGTTAGGAATACCTCCTAATTCTAATTCTGTTTTAGATAAATTACCAATTAACTTGTCTGGTCTGTTCATTGAAAAACCTCTGTAACCTCTTCTTTTTAAATGATAAAGTAATCTAGGTTTGTTATTCTCTGCAAGTATAGGCATACCATAAAATACTAATGCCATTAATACATCTTCAAAAAATATCTCAGCTGTTTGAGGTCTAGCAACATACTCTAAAAAAAACTTACTATTAGGCACATCACTTACCATTGAAAAAGTAGTTAAACCATGTAATGCTCCATTAGAACCTCTACCTCCTACTGTTCCTGATATATCATATGAGTCACAGCCAAAAGCACCTAATCCATTATTACCAGCGTACTTAATACCATTTTTAACTAATGTATTGTTTTGTATATTTTTTGGCGGTATCCAAGATATTTTAAATCTACCGTTGTTAGTTGGTGTCCAAATAACTTCAGTATCTTTCATACCATTTTTCCATGAAAATGAACCTTTAACTATGTGACCTTTAGCGGTCATCTCTTCGTTAAAATCTATCTGTTGGTATATCTTAGTTAAATTAAATAATGAATTTACTGTTTCATCTCTAAACGCATGCTTTTCAGATCTTGGAAATTGTCTGTAGTATTCATTTAAAGCATCACTATCATTTTTTAAGCCATCAACTTCATTATCCCAGTGTTCGATAACTCCTGTATATATTCTTTCGCCATCAATTCCTTCAACCGGTTCTGATGGGGTGTCGAAGACAGGATACCCATACTTATCGATAAATCCTTCGTAACCCCATTCCATAGGTATGAACAAAGAATATAATCCACTTGCAGTCTGACCATTGCGGTTTCTATTTGTGACATCTGAGTTATAAAATAATTTTTTAAAGTTATCTCCACCTTTTGCTAAAGCATTAGATGTTGATCCCATCATACATTTACCTACAATTTTTGCACCGAGCCTGAGGCAGGTTTTCGTGATCCTCCAGTTGTTGAGGATGTTGTCGGGCCTCTCCCACTTCCCCGATTCGTCGTGGACGAGGAGTTGTAGTTTCTCCCCATCGTACGAGTTGTCGCCCGTGTTCTTCCAGTCGATTGTGGTATCGAGGCCTGCTCCCAATCTTTCTTCTTCTTTTTGATTGGTTTCCTTAAGGGAATTTCTGGTAAGTCGTTTGGAAGGAATCTTGTAGGATAATTCTGTTTTGGGACGTTCCATTCCGTCCTGTATTGGTTTGAAGAAAAACGGGTAGTTGATTGAAATGGGTACAATCTTGTCCGTGAACATCTTCTTAGCATCCGCTCCAGTCTTAGATAAGACCCCAAACCTTGAGTCCTTAGAGGTAGTTGCCAAGTTGACTGTCTCTGAAGACGCCATAAAGCTAAATCCAGACCGTCTATTCTTAAGGTAGCACATTCCATAGCTACGTTTATCGGCCTTACATGCCTCCCAAAAGTAGTAAAATATCCTGTTTGCCTGTCTAAAGTCAGGTGATCCCACGTCGATCTTTGTCCAAGTGAGATATATATAGTGCGATCCTGTAATGTAGTTTGGGGCACCGTTGCACATGAACCAATAACCAGCATCCCTGTTAGTAAACTCACTATCAATGTAAGGATAGTATTTTTCTTTAATGTTTTCTGGAGTGCTTTGAAAGTCATATATTGTTCTTAGTTTTTTTAAAGATTCTGGCTTATTAGCTATTCTAAAGTACTGATCAGATGTATCAAGATCTTCTCCATGTATTGTATCTGGAGTTTTAGGTAATCCTACCTTTAGACCTTGTATATTGTATATCTCACCTAGAGTACCATCCTTACTTATTATAACACAATCAAGATCTTCATTGTAACCATACTTAAAATTTTTATGTTTATTAGTATGCTTAATCTTTTTATCAGATAAATGATCTTTGTGTATAGTATATAGAGCTTGTTTATACATTATTTGATTCTATTTTCAACACCTAAAAAAGC